AGTGGCGGTGCGAATGGGTCGCCGACGCTGCCGGCTGCTACCTGAACCCGCCCGACGTGCTTGCGGCCCGCTCCCTGCACACTGGCCAGAACGGCGCGGCGTCCGACGTAGTGACGTGCCGGCATCGTTGGGTCGGCTTCCGCTGGGGCTTGGTGAACTGCGTCAGCCGCACTCGTGGCGGCATCGTCGAGCACTGGATGGACGGCGGCTACGGGGAGGCGCTGAACTACCTCGGCCCAAACCGCGTGACGGTGCGATACGCTTCTGAGGGAGTCGACGGCTTCTTCTGGGGCTGGGACGGCTTCCCGCTGCACGTTGGCCGCCGCGTATTCTCGGGTGTCGACCTCCGTGGGGCGCTGGGAGGCTTTCAGGCGCATTCGTTTCTGTACGACTGCCGAGTGCTGGCGTTCCTCGGGATCGCGTCCAGGATCGGCAGCGACGCGCCCAGAACGACAAGCGGCGGGCTGCGCATGCAGTACCAGCGGTACGCCGCGCGCAGCGTCGAGGGGTTTGTCCGCATGGACGCCGACCCGACGCAGGGCAAGGGACGGCCGGCGTTGACGATCACGAAGCCCACTGGCACGACGGCGAGGATTACGGGGCCCGTCGGTGGCTACGACTTCTCGATCGACGCGGCGGCGCTGGTGGGGCAGACCTACTGGGGCCTGCGGTTCGCCGGCACAGGGGCCACGAACCTTGACACGACCGGCGCTCACGTCGTCACTGCCGTTGGCAACACTGGCGGCGCTCCGTGGGTGGAAGTAACGGCTCCGAGCGCATCCGCCGGCAGCATCGCCGCGAACACGGCCAGTTTCTGGACTGCGCAGAGCAGCGGGCCAGTTCCGGGCCGCGAGTACTGGTATCTGCACCCTGACGGACTGCAAGTCGAGCGCAACTGTTCGCGCGACATCATCTTCGACTATGCGCTGGTCGATGCGCCGGACTGTCAGAGCTACTTCACCAGCAGCAGCGAGAGCTACGACCTCGACCTGACGTTGTTCGACAACAACCGCGACGACGGGTCGGGTCTGAACGTCATGAACTGGTTCGGGTCGGACTGCACGAACAGCATCATCCAGCGTGTCACGTCGATCGGCCAGTTCCAGAACACAAGCACCGCAAGCGGCTGGGCTGGCACCATCGTGCGCGACTGCGTGTTCGGCTCGCTTGGCGGCGACGCATCGCTCATCGCATCGCGCGGCGGCACTGTCGACCGTTGCCACGTCGTCAGCGGCGGCGGGTTCGGCACCAACGCGACAACGGGCGCGTGGCTCGCCAGCAACCCCACCTTGTCGCCGTTCAGCGTCGCGCCGACCAGCGGCAACTACGGCACCGGCACGGCGGCGCTCGCTGTCCCCGAGTCCTGGCGATACGGCACCACGGGCGCGACGCGCGGCGTGCTGCGCAACGTCGGCAACCTCGACTGGTCCTACACGCCATCAAGTGGCGGAGAGGGGGGCGGCGGCACCGCACCCGGAAACCCTATGTGGCTGGGGGTGCAGGATCTGATCCTGTCCCCGCCGGCGGGCCGACAGCTCCGACTGTCAACGAGAACGACACGGCGACGATGATCGTAACCAACCTCACGCCCCACCGCTTCACCGGCTGGGCTCGCGGCACCCATGACGGCCCCCGGCGCGACGGCGCGTTCGTTGGCGAGCCGCGTCCCGGCTCTCGCATCGTCTACGGCCCGCCGTCGGGCTTGGAGACGCAGATCGTGGACGTGCTCGTCAGCCTGGAGCCGTGGGAGTCGGCGACAGTCAACCCCGACGTGCCGAGCGCGTTGGCGCTGCCGCTGCCCCCGCCCGCCGACCCCCTGTCGCACTTCGGCGGCCCGTTGCAGCTGAACGGCCGAGCGATGGCGGTGAAGTCGTTCACGCCCGAGGGTGCGGCTTGGATGTCGCACTGCACCGCGCGCATCGGCGAGCTGTTCCACGTCGACGTGTGGCTGCGCTGGTATCCCGGCGAGCCCTACGCCGTCGGCGAGTGCATGGTCACGGCGAGCAAGGCGGGTTCTCCGCTGCTGTCCGAGGAGTGCCCCAGCCTCGTGCTGACGTTCGGCGACGGCGCTGTGCATCCGCTGGGCCTGCCGGTGGGTGCGCCCATCGTCGCGGCCGGCACGAAGTTCGGGGACGGCCAAGCCCGCGTCATCCCGTTCGCCGTGCTGTGGACGCGGCTCGTCACCGACCCGCAGCAGTTCGCCAACTTCATGGCCGTGCAGTCGCTTGGCATCAGCGTGCGCGGCTGCAAGCGTTCGTTCCACGACGGCAACCCGCGCTTCGGGGCCGAGTTCTCGGCGCGCAGATGGGCGGCGCAGCACTTCGGCCGTTCGGCCATGGCGCTGCACACTTGGGTCGACCCGGTTCTCGGCCCAAGGCGCAGCACCGGCTGGGCAGGCGGGCAGGAAGATCAGGCGTTCGCGGGTGCCGAGTGCCTGCTTGCCGACGGTGCCGGCGCGGAGACGGTGAACTATTTGGCGGCCCTGCACTTCGCCGGCCACCCGTGCCACCACTTGGAGGCCGACGGCTCGATGGTGGACAGCATCACGCGCCCGCGCCTGCGGATGTTCTACAGCCGCCCGCACCGCAGCGGCAGCGACATGCTGGGCAAGCCGCGCGACCAGACCATGCCGGAAACGAACGGCTGGAACGGGCCAGACGCGCAGCACTGGTTCTTCTCGCGGCTGGCGATGGCAGCGCGGTTCATGGGCACGCCGGCCTGCCAACGGCTCCTGGAGCATCAGGCGCGGAACTACCTCGTGCAGCTAACGACCACGCCTGGAGCGCCTACGTCCAAGGTATGGAGCGCCCGCGAGGTCGGTTGGGAGGGCATCGCCGCCGCCCACCTGTGGCGCGAGCTGTGCGACCGTGGCCTCGCCGAGCGGGTGCGGCATCACTGGATGGAGCGCGCGAACTGGCTGTCGAGCCAGCTTCCCGTCACCGGCCCTTGGGACGTGCTGGTCGACGTGGGCAGCATCGGCACCGGATCGTGGTGGATGCCGTGGCAGCAGTCGTTGGGCGCCTACGGCCTCGACTTGGCCTGCCGCGTCCTCGGCGACGGTGGCACGCACCTCCCCCTCATCGCCGCCAACGCCGCCAAGCTGGTCGTGGACCAAGCCTGGACGAACGACGGCGCTCGCTGGGTGGAGTGGGAGCTACTGGCTCTCGACGGCCGCCGGCAGCGGAGCGATGACTTCCAGGTGGCGTTCATGGCCCTTGCCGTGGCCACCGTGATCCGCAACGAGCCGACGAACGACAAGGCGCGCGAGATCATGCAGCAGATGCACCGTGACGACGACGGCACGGGCAAGTGGCTGCTGACCTGACCTAACGGGGTCGATCGGGACGCTACCCGAGCGGCTCGGCCCGTCTCGCCGTGTCATGGGAGAGCGGCGGGGCGGGCCACTCTTCTCGGCCTGCGACATAACCCCATTGCGGTCTGCGCATCGTCCGTCGCGTGAGCGTGGACATCCCAACGCAGACGGACCGTGACGCGCGAGTCGCGACGTTCCTGAGTGCAGAGCGCGAGGCGGCGAAGGCTGACCTCGCGTGGGTGATGTCGACCATCCAGGGCCGTCGCTTCGTGGATTCGATCCGCCGCGACACCGGGATACGAGCGCAGTCGTTCCGCCATGACACGCACGAGACGGCCTTCAACGAAGGTCGCCGCAGCGTCGGGCTGGAACTGGAAGCGCGGCTCATTGCGCCCGACTTGGCGCACCTCTTCGACCAGATGGAGAAGGAGCACCGTGACCGCATCCGCGCCCGAAACGACTTCATCGGCCCCGGCGACGAGTAACGCGGCACCGCAGGCCGCTCCCGTCACCAACGCCGCGCCGGCCACCACGGCAGCGGCCGAGCCTGTCGTCGCCGCACCGAAGGCGGAAGCGCCGAAGGCCGAGGCCAAGGAGTCGTTCGCGGCCAAGCTGGAAGCGGCGTTGAAGTCGGAGCCGGCCACCACCGAGGCCGCGCCGACCGAACTCGATCTCAAGGTGCCCGAGGGCGCGGATGAGCACGTCGTCGGCTTCGTCAAGGACGCCGCGCGCATCGCCGGCATCACTGGCGAGAAGGCACAGGCCGTCCTCGACCACGTCCACAAGTCGCTCGCCGAGCAGCGTGCAGCCGCCACCGAGAAGGTGCGCGAGGACTTCGCGCGGCAGCTCTACGAGGACAAGGAATGGGGCGGCGCGAAGTTCGCCGAGACCGTCAAGGCGAGCGACGCATTCCTGCGCCGCTTCGTCCCGGAGTCGTCGCTGAAGGAGCTGGAGGGCAAGGCGATCCCGGCCTTCCTCCGCATCGCCTTCGCGAAGGCTCACCAACAGATCTCTCCCGATCGCATGTTTGTCGGCAAGCCCAGTTCCGCCGGTTCGGCGGGTAGCGAACTTGAGCAGGCCAAGGAAATCTTCAAGCGCTCTCTCGGGCGCGGGTGATAGGCAATGGCCGTCAACGGCAACGGGTACGTGAACTTCGTCGATCAGGCGACGACGAAGGTGAAGGGGCAGTTCGTCAAGCCGGCTGAGCTGCTGTCGCAGCGCAACGACTGGATGAAGTACGCCCGGTGGCAGGAGTCGAATCTCGACACCTGCGAAGAGTTCGTCATCCGCACTTCGCTGCCGGATGCCTACTTCGTCACGGTCGGCAAGGGCGTGCCGATCTCCAAGAGCACCAGCGCCAAGATTCAGGAGGGCTGGGCGATCATCGAGCAGTCGACCGAGGTCCCGCGCCACCTGGTGCGCGGCGAAGCTCTGGCCGAAACGCTCATGAACGAGCGTATGGCGAGCTTCGAGTCGGTCGCGCAGAAGGCGGCTCAGGCCGTCATCTACGCCAACGGCTCGCTGAACGACGACCAGTTCAACGGCTGGGCGGTGCGCCTCGCCTCGCTGGGTGCCGGCAACGCCAAGCAGATCTTCAACTGCGGCGGCGCCACGGCGAGCGCTCAGACCTCCATCTACGCGGTGAAGTACATGGAGCGCGGCGCCTACTTCATCACCCCGCCGGGGATGACGGCTGGCCTGTCGTCCGAGGACATGGGCCTCTGCCGTGCGACGGACGCGAGCGGCGTGCTCGACGTCTATCGTCAGGTGGTCAACATGGGGTTGGGCTTCGCGCTCCAGGATTGGCGCTGCCTCGGCCGCATCTGCAACATCGACGTGGCGCACCTCAATGCGCTGTCGAACAACCAGGCGCCGACGAGCTTCCTCAACATCATCCACGGGATGCTCTACCTGATCTCGCGCATGGGGCGCTTGGGGTCGGGTCCGATCGTGTTCCACGCGGGGCAGGCGTCGTTCTCGGCGCTGGTGCGTCTCGCGACGGAGAAGAGCGTCAACGGCCTTGGCTACATCGAGGCCAGCGGCGCGCAGTTCGGGGTTCCGGGGAGCCAGCAGCTCACGTTCCACGGCAACCCGATCGTCCTGATGGACCAGATCCTGGAGACGGAGGCCGTCGTCAGCTGAGGCTGACGGAGGAACCACATGGTCAAGCACCAAGGATCTATCGTGAGTGCGGCGCAGGTGGTCACCACCACGGCCGTTTCCACGGATTCGATCGACCTGACGGTCGGTCGCGACCTCGGCAACGGGTCGGACATCGTTGCCAACTTCATCCCGCTCACGTCGGTGACGGCGGCGGGTGCGGCGACGGTGACGTTCGAGATCATCGCGGCGGACGACATTGCGTTGACGACCAACGTGACCGTCCTGGCCGCGTCGGGTCCGTACACCAAGGAGATGCTGGCCGTCGTCACCACGACGGGCAACAGCCGCACGCTCCCGATCACGGTGACGGTCCCGTCGAACATCGCCGCTCGCTGGATCGGGCAGGTGATCCCGGGCGTCGGCACCGTGTCGGCAACCATCGCCACGGCCGGCCCCGGCCAGCACCAGCCGCGCATGCGCCGCTACCTCGGCGTGCGCTACACGATCGCGACGGGCCCGCTGACGGGTGGCACGTTCAACGCATGGTTCGGCCCGAACCACGTCGGCGACACCAAGATCTACCCGGCGGGATGGTGACCCCATGGTGCAAGACTTCAGCACCAGGATCGCGACGAGCCTCGCGATCACTTCGGGCACCATCCTGACGCCCGACCAGTATCGGCTGACCGCCGAGGAAACCACGACGCGCCTGATCTCGGGCGTGCCGCTGGCTGTCCCCGACGGCAGTCGAGACATCGGCATCGGGAGCGACCAGCTCTACATGCGCATCCGCGTGACGGAGGCATTCGACCAGCTGTCGTCCATCCTGGACATCATCCCGGTCGTATCGCCGACGACGAACCTCGCGGACACCAACGCGATCGAGCACTACCGCATGCGACTGGCCGGCGCAGTGCTTCGCGTGGGCAACACCTGGCACTGCCCGCTGCGGCCCATCAGCCTCGCGGAAGCCATCGACAACTCGCTGGCGACGCCGCTGTGGCCGACGCAGCTCCAGTACATCGGCTGCAAGTTCATCGTCACCCCCAACCCGTCGAACTTCACGACGGGGCGCGTGACGGTCGACATCACGCGGCACATTTCGCCGGATGCGCTGACCAACGTCCTTGGCGCAACGATCCACCCGCGAGTCCCCAACGCCGGCTGGTGACGCCGGCCTCTCCCTATGAGTAACAGCGTTACCCCAACCCTCGTCGTCAAGAAGTCCTCGGCCACCAACCAAGGCGCGATCCCCGAGCGCAAGACCATCGAGAAGGACGGCATGGTGTTGCACAGCCCGCGCAAGCGTGTGCTGCGCCCTCGCCGCGACGCCTTCATCGACAACCATCTGCGCAAGGGGCCGACTGACGACGTGCCGGTTGCGGCGACGTTCGAGCTTGAGGGAGATCAAGCGGTGTCGATCTACCACCCCGACACCAACCCCGAAGGCGTGTTCGACCTCATCAGCGACACGCCCGCCGTCTGGCTGAAGAAGGCTTGACCCCATCGGCCGCGCCGGCCGGCCTTCACTGACCGGCCAGCAACGCCATGACGGTCGAGGTCTACAGCGGTCCAGGAACGAGCGCCTACCAGTCGACCCGCTACTCGGCGACGGTCAACGGGGCCACGGCCTACGTCTACGGCTACTCGGACACGGCCGTCATGCCGACGCTGGCGTGGTCGGCCGGCGCGACCGTCGCCCCTGCTTGGTTCCAGTTCGGGGCCGACGAGACGGCGACGGTGGCCATCACGCGCCTCGCTGGTGCGATCACGAGCGCCGTCGTCTACCCGAAGGACAAGGGCGTCACGCAATCCATTGCCGGCGGCGTCCTGACGCTGCGTGTCCCGGCGAACGTGCGGCTGTGGGTGGAATGCAGCGGCGACCGCGTGCCGCTCATTATCCAGTCGCGGCCCCTCAAGCCCGCCCTGCCGTCGCCGCGCACGGACTGGACGACGCTGACGCGCACGGTGTCGAGCATCACGCTGCTGTCGAACACGCTGACTTGTTCCGCGTCGCACGGCTACACGGCGGGCCAGCGCGTGGTTCTGGCGACCACGGGCACGCTCCCGGCCGTCACTGGCGTCGCGCTCAAGGCGACGGAGGTCTACTACGTGCTGTCGCCGTCCGGCAGCGACCTCAAGCTCGCGCGCACGTCTGGCGGCACCGAGATCGACTTCACCAGCGCCGGCACTGGCACGTTGACCATCCGCACGGCCCAGTGGACCGACGCCGCCACGGCCCTCTACTTCCCGCCGGGCGTCCACGTCACGGGCCGCAACTTCAGGCTGGGCAACGGTGCCAACCTCTACTTGGACGGCGGCGCCGTGCTGATCGGCTCCTTCGAAGTCAAGGACACGCCGAACTGGTCACTGCGGGGCGCTGGGCAAGTGTTCGCGACCTACGCGACGTGGACCGAGGTGTTCCCGTTGCCGTTCGAGGAGAAGATCAACCACGCCGTAATCAACGGCTACGGCAACCTCTTCGAGTTCACGGCGAGCCCTGTTAGCGGGATCATGTTCGCGGCGTGGCCGTTCTACTTCACGTTTGAGGGCGTGACGGACTTCGAGTACTGCCTCGGCATCTGCCCGTGGAACTACAACACGGACGGATACGACTGCTCGGCGAGGCTCGGCGGCGCCACCTCAACCATACGCCACAGCTTCATGCTCTGCGGCGACGACGGTTTGAGGTTGGAGTCGAACGGGTTCAACCTCACCGCGACTGACGTGTTCGTCGTCAACAGCAACGGGGCATCCGTGCTGCTCGGCTACTGGGGCGAGCCCAAGCTAGGCAAGACGCAGTCCATGGTCGACTGCGACACGATCCGCTTGCAGCCAAGCGACGTGACGACGGGCGTGGCGCTGGGCGGGCAAGCCGTCATCAAGCTCTGGAACGACAACTCCGCGACCGAGGCGGGGGCCGGGTGGGGTCGCTTCAACGTCGTCATCGACGGCCTGAGCGTGTGGGGGCCGTTCGACAACATGTTCGCGAGCATCGAGAACAACCTCTATCCGTTCGGCGACGACCTCATTCGCGACGGCCTCGGCGACGTGAGCAACATCACGGTCCGCAACGTGTTCATCGAGGACACGCCGGGCCAGCTGTCGCGCATCTACGGCGCCAACTGGGCCAACACGCCGCACGACATCCGCTTCGAGAACGTCGAGATCGGAGGCGTGCGCCTCACGTCCTGGAACTGGGGCGAGTTCTTCGACCGCAACGCCTACCCCTACAACATCACCGTCGA